ATGAAAAAGATAGCTGCTATATCATTAATTAGTATTTTTATTATGTCTGGTTGTGCTGTGCATAATGATGAGACAAGTATCGGTAAATTTGGTCTTGCATATAAAAGTAATATTCAGCGTAAACTCGATAATCAATACTACACCGAAGCCGAAGCTTCTTTAGCCAGGGGCAGAATATCTGGTGCAGAAAATATAGTAAAAAATGATGCAGCCCATTTCTGTGTTACTCAGGGCAAAAAAATGCAGATAGTTGACCTGAAGACAGAAGGTGCAGGATTACATGGCGTCGCTCGTCTGACATTCAAATGTGGAGAGTGAGAATATTTTTTGGTAAGCGTCAAACATGCGCGTTCTGGTTGTGCTTAGCCGGAACCTGTGCGAGCACGATGCCGTTACGTGAAAGGCATCGTGCTATGAAGGGAGATTCTATCGATGTGGTCAATGGAAGACGGTTACCAGAGATAGGGCTTATGCATAAAAAAATAAGCCCGTGTAAGGGCGTTTTTCAGGGTAGGTAACATGGGCTTTCAGCGGTGCAATGCGGGTTTGCGCGGCACGCAAGACCACTGAAAGCCATAATAAACTACCCTACTGTGGACACAGTGTGGACACTCATGGAGTCAACGCCACCACGTAGCGGATTGAGTGAAACAGCATCCTGAAGATACTCCGGGGCAAAGTGCGCATAGACCATTGTCTGCTCTATGCGTGAATGTCCCAGTATTCTCTGCAGGGTGATGATACTCCCGCCGTTAATCATAAAGTGGGTAGCAAAACTGTGACGCAATGCGTGAGTTGCTTGCCCGTCCGGTAGATCTGGTTTTACATCTTTCATTGTTCGCCTGAACTTCGGATATGAGGCATCAGGGAACAGATAACCTTTACCCGCAATCATTACAGCAACTTCCTCAGAGATAGGGACTGTGCGCGGTTTGTTCGTCTTTGTTTTAACGAACGTCACCCGATTCTGTATTACGTTCTCAGCTTTCAGTTTCGCGGCTTCACCCCATCGAGCGCCGGTACTTAAACAGAGGATCGCGATTTTCTTGTTGTCCCCGTCAAGATTGGCAAGTAACAATGTTATTTCTTCCTGCGTCAGATAGCCTGTTTCTGGTTTCTGCTCCTTGAGCTTTTTCATTCCTCTGAAAGGGTGTTCGCCAAAAAACAGTTCCGCATCAATTAGCGCAGTAAACATACCACTCAGGCAGGTAAGGTCGCGGTTAATACTGGCCGGTTTTATGCCTTGCCCTCTGCGAGTCATGCTGTACTGGCTAATAAGCGCTTTGGTTATCTGGAACGCGCAAGGGTCATCAGTGATCCGGGTAAAGATTTCAATCTTACCCAAATTGGATTTTCCGTGTTCTTCATGCTTGCCTTTCAGATCCCACCAGACTTTTGTTAATTCAGACAGATGCCGCTTATCTGTCGGTTTAGCTAGCCATTCTTTATCGTGATGGTTGTATTGAGTGTGTTTCTCAAAAGCTACAGCCTCACTTTTCTTGTCAAATTTCCTGCGGATGCGCTTTCCGTTGCGCCCTGCAGGTCTGATATCCACTTCATAACGACCATCATCGAGTTTCTTAATTGTCATAAGACCCCCAAATGAATGGTGCTAGGTTGAGTTTTCTTTGCTGCTGTTAATTTTCCCTTGCGCTTAGATTTCACAAACTTGTTGTGCTTGTTGTATTTGGCAACAAGTAAACAAATTTTGTAATAAAGATGCGCCTGATGAATGGTTAACCAATCTTTTGGTCTGAGTGCTGCGATGTTGTTACATCTTGCCCAAAGTGTGCGAGGGCCGGTGCTATCTGACCGGCTTCGGGAGCAACCTGATCGGTCATAAACCACAACGTGTATTTGCTGAACTGGGGCATTTGCAAAATCCTCATCATTACGTCCGTGGGCGGTGTAGAACGACCACTCTCGTAATAACTTAAAGTGCCATAGGGAATGCCTGTTAAATCAGCAAGTTGCTGTCTGCTGAGATACTCAGACTTTCTGATGAGTACAATTTTCTCGTTTAAGGCGTTTGACATAGTGTTTAGATCTCAATACTATTTGATTTAGATGTAGACTGTTTGATGTTTAGAAATGAACATCAAAAGCAACTATAAGCCATTGGTGACGATTCTTAAACTTGTGAGGGCCTTAAATGGTTAAACAGATCGCGTTAAGCACAGATGCCGTCCCATATCAGGAGTTCGCAAAACTCATTGGTAAAACACCGGCAGCGGTGAAGGGGATGATTGAAAAAGGAAAGCTACCTGTAGTTGAAATGACCGATCCGCAATCAACTTCCGGGCGGGCAGGTGAGTACTGGGTCTATCTTCCAGCCTGGAACAACGGCATGAAAATGGCGTATGAGAGCCGCCCGAAGGAAATTAGGGAAGGGTGGTTAATGTGGTTGGGTCTGGGCAATCCATCATAAGCAACTTACAGGGTTGAATAAAATGGACACGGCAAAAATCTTTAAACTCTCAGATAGTCATACAGCGTTATCAAATGTGTTTATACGGATTAAGGATAAAAGAACACCTTGCGGTAATTACTTTTTCCGTTTGGATAAGTTGGACTGCGTTTCGTTAGCAGATAATTCAGGACTAACACCATTAATTGAGGTTACTGGTGGGTATGTTGAACCCAGCGTCACTTATGAGCAATTCATGAGTTTTCTTTTTCAGGTATTTGATGACGTATCAAAAGGTGATAACAGCATCAGAGTTTATGAGTTGATTGTTGATGAAGAAACCGTGCGAGATGTACCACCTCGCACAAGAAAAACGATAACGCCACAGTGATGGATTATTTGAACCATTTACTAGATGGGTGAGTGTCACCAATGTGGTGCGTTTCCTCGAAAGATTTTGAGAAGTGCATGCCGGGGATAGCGACATCGGCTTGATCCAGAATAGGAGCGTCGATAATGGCATTAAGGAAAAACTGGGCATTTTGCTTTGCTAATTCTAATGAGTCAAAGCCATTTCCTGAATTTTCGGTAACTTTAGACAGTTGTCCATTTTTTGAGATAAATAATTCCCAGCCCCATAGCGATTCATGCTGTTTTAAAGAAATAACTACAGATGGACAGTTTTCTGTATCGCCAGAATTAATATCGTCACCAGCCTTAATAAAGATTGGCGATTCCATAAGGCCTACAAAGTTCTCAAGGTCATCAATGGCTTTAGGTCTTGTTTCAAATAGTGGACTTTCAAAGAGGGGGGCACCATCGGAAAGCACCCAGTGTGATCCGTGGTCTTTTTTAAAAAATACATTGAATTTCATTACAACTCCTTCTGTGTTGGTGATTGTTATGCCTGATTCACCGCTCAAAGTTACACAGGCATAGCGATGTTATCACAGGAAACACGCGCCGGGCGTGGGGTCGTATCCCGGCATCTTTTCAATATGACGGAGATTAACATGGAATTAACACAATGCCCTTCACTCGCCAGTCTGCTCACGCACGGCCAGCAGATCACCCACCGTCAGCATCAACGTGGCTGGATTGAAACCCCGGACGGGAGGTTCTTCCAGCCGAAAGCGGTAGATGTTCAATTTGTTAAAAACTGCCGTGTACCGTTCATGTCGCGCCCGCGTAATAAGCGCCGCTGGTTTTCCCGCTTAATGGGCATCTTTGCGTAGTTCGGGGAGGTGGTTATGTTGATGGATAAGACAGAACAACAGCTAGGTCGCCGCCAGTTCTTAGAGCAACGGGCGCGGCTGCAAGCAAGTTTGAACGCCTCACGCGTGAATGACACTGCAACCCGTTTTAACCGCCTGGATGATGCCTGCAAAAAGGTGATTTTCATCCTGGCAAACGATGCGTCCAGATACATAGTCGGAATGCCGAAGCTGACCGCCAAACAACTGGGTTGTACTTACGAAAATCTAACCGAAAAGGAGCAAACGTGCCTTTTGATGGGCATTAAGCGCCTTTCCGAATTTGCAGCATCAATGCCGTGGGAATTTGAGGACTACGCCGCACCACGCGCCGAAATTCAGGCGATACGCGACAAACCACCCGCGCCAGATAACGCAGTAAATTAACAACTAACTACCCACAAAAAAGAAACAGGCGCTAACGCGTCGGGCTTCTTGCACCCTGGAGAAAGTAAAAATGATTCGATCTCTCGTTAAATGGCCCGGTGGTAAAGGCCGCGTTATGCCTGATTTGCTGCCGATTCTGCCGAAAGCCGATTGCCTGGTGGAACCGTTTGTCGGCGGTGCTTCTGTTTTCCTCAATACTGAATATCGCCGTTATATCCTGGGTGATATCAACCCAGATTTAATTAACCTGTATCGCCAGATAACCCGCTGGCCTGATGCGGTGATCGACGCTGCTCGCCCACTGTTTAAAGTGTACGGCGATAAAGACGGCTATAAGTGGATCCGCGATGATTTCAACGCCCGCGCACGTGACCTACTGTCATTGCGCAGTGTGTTTGAAGATGGGCCGGACGCGGGCAAGATTCTTCGTGCAGCACAATTTCTTTACCTGAACCGTCACGGATATAACGGCGTAGTACGCTACAACCAACAGGGTGGATATAACGTTCCCTTTGGGCGTCACAAAACCCCGCCTTACTTCCCGGAAGAACAGATCCGTTTATTCTCTGAAAAAGCTAACGACACGAAAGCCATTTTCGTGTGCTGCGATTTCCAGAGCACGTTAAAAATCATGATTGGTAGTGACGCGGTTATCTACTGCGATCCGCCATACCTGCCAACAAGCGAAACAGCTAATTTCACCCAATATCACACAGCCCCGTTTGGCATTAAAGAACATCGCCAGTTAGCTGCCGCCCTGCTGGATATTAACCGCCTTACTGGTTCGCCGGTGATCCTGTCCAATAGCGACACCCCAGTCACCCGCGAGATTTATCGCTGTTTCAACTTCCAGGAAATCAGCGTTAACCGTTCTGTTAGCGCGAACGCCATTACCAGAGGGGCCGCCAGTGAAGTGATCGGCGTCCTCAAAGTCTGCGCGACTTGTCGCCGTGCCGGTGGTGGGTGCTGCCCTGACTGCGGCCCTTGTGCTGGTTATTCCGTGTGGGGTGGAACGGCTGACGAGGTGCTCTTCTGATGGCTAGCAAAATTAATAACGGTCTTTCGGAATACCAGCGCGGCGCACTGGCTGCGCTTAACGAAGCCAAAACACTGGCCCTTGCACACGCAACGTTGGCGGGTGTTCTCGCCGGAAGTGAAGCCGCAAACACGCTGTTGATTTCTTTCAATGTGTTACTCGACCCGCTAATCGAAAAGCATTCCCTGCGGGAGGGTGATAGCGGGGCATCCAATGTCTGACACCGCTTTTGCATGGCCCTGGAACGCGCCGCGCCCAGCTATTGGCCTGTACACCTACGAACCGAAAAAAATCGCCCCGCTTGCAGGGGCGGTGGTACATCATCCAGCCGTAAAAAAACACATCGATCACATCTTCAAACGCGCCGGTTACAACCCCGACGAGGTTCGGGACCGTAACGCGCTTATCCAGGCGCTGGACAGGTACGAACCGTACGGCCTGCTACTGGCCGCCCATCAAAATATAATCCGGCAGGAAATGGAAGCCGCTAAAGCTACGACGGCAGCCTGGGTCAATACGCCCGAAGGTGTCGAAGCGCGTTTATTATCAGAACCGTTCTTCATTCGTGAAGTCTGGCGTAAAAAAATTGAGTGGTTACGGGTCAACCGTGAAACCAGACACACCAATGATTTTCTTATGGGGACCGTGAAAAAATCATTGCTGCGTCTTGATGTTGTACGCACAAGGCAAGGTGTTTCGCCTGATATCACCGGCGAACTGGCTGCGTACTGGTTCGGGCGCTGGCAACGTCTGGCTGATTTCACAAAGCGGGAAGCACTGAGCGCCGCTAATGAGATCGCCAGCCGCATGGCTGAAATGCTGGGGACGGAATGCGAAGCCCTGGGACGGAATGTTTCAGACATGAACGTCGAAGAATTGGACTGGCTTTATTGCCACCAGGGCCGCGAAATGCTGGCGCTTCGCATTGTACCGCCTGCATGGTATGCGCCGTGGGAACGCGAGCGCATATGCACGGCCATTTTGCGTATGGCTTCGCCTGACTGGTGGGGGCGTAAAATCTGGCGCTTGCGTTGTGACTGGCGCGAGAACCAGCTGCGTGCTGTTGGCGCGGTAAATAAAAAAGCGCACGCCTACGTTAGCGTTTCCAGCCTGATCGAGTGGCAGGAACAGCGCCGTAAACACCGGGATTTTTTCAAAAGTCATGAACTGGTAGACGAAGACGGCAACGTTTCGTCGCTTGAGGAAATGATTAATAAATCCACGTCTAACCCGGCTATTCGTCGCCATGAGCTTATGGCCCGAATGGCTGGGGTTGAGCTTGTCGCCCAAAGTCGCGGCGATGTTGGCATCTTCCTGACCATCACTTGCCCGTCGAAATATCACAGTAATATTGCGTCCGGCCACCATAACGCCAAATGGAATCATTCCACCGTCGCCCAGGCGCAGCGCTATTTATGCCGAGTATGGAACCGGGCAACCGCCAAACTGAAACGCGAAGATTTGCGCCCTTATGGCTTCCGCGTCGCCGAGCCGCATCACGATGGGACACCACACTGGCACGCGTTGCTATTTATGCCACAAGAGCAAGTCAAAGCCACGATTGCGATCCTTCGCGCCTACTTCATTGCGGAAGACCGCGACGAGCTGGGCCGTAATACCGGTGCTCGTTTCAAGTCAAAAAAAATGGACCCACGGAAAGGGTCAGCAACGGCATACATCGCTAAATACATTTCGAAGAATATCGACGGCCACGCGCTGGCCGGTGAACTGGACGACGAAAGCGGCAAACCGCTGAATGAAACCGCCAAATATGCAATGGCCTGGGCGTCGCTTCACCGTATCCGCCAGTTTCAGCCTATCGGACAGCCGCCCATATCGGTTTACCGCGAGCTGCGCAAACTGAGCAATCAGATCACGACCCGCCAGAAAATTGACAATACCTTCAAACGCGGTGCGCCGCTGCTTGTGGATCCTGCAATGGATGCGGTTTGCGCCGCTGCCGATGTCGGGTGCTTTGCTACCTACATCATCCGCCAGGGCGGTGTTTTGATCCCGCGAGAAAACTATGTCGTCCGTCTGGCCTATCAGCCAGCTGATGAAATGAACGCCTATTGTGAGATCCCCGAAAAGGTATTCGGGGTCTGGTCGCCGCGTCTGGGTGATGCCTCCCGTATTTGCACCCGTCTGGTTAAGTGGAAAATCCGCGCCAAATCCAAAGCCGCCACCGGGGCCAAAAACGGCCCTGGTTTGGGGGTTGACCTTTTGCCGTCGCCAACCGGCGACGCTTGGAGTTCTGTCAATAACTCTACGGAAGACGAAAAAATCACCGATTTTTTGCCTGATGTGGAGGGTATGACAGAAGAATCAGAAGAGGAAATCGTCGATTTTGAAAACATGGACCAGACAACGCGGCGCAAATTGATGCGGCGACTACGTGAAACACCATTCAAAAGGCAGCAAAGCGGATCACCTTATGAGCCAGGAAGCGAATTAGATGTCGCCTGGCGTTCTGCTGTCGAAAAAACCGAGGTCAGATCGACGGCTGAAAAAGCCAGACGGGCATCGCTTACCCCTGCGGTTGCCAGCCTGTTGGCTGATGCGGCGTTGTATTCAGTTGAGATTTCAGAGATTCAGGCCGTTTCGTTGTTAATGGGGAGCCGTCTGGAGATAGACGGCAAAATTTATCAGGCCAGCGCTGGCGGTCAGTTGATAACACGTCAATTACCCGATGAGTCACAGACGGTAAATAAATTATGGGAACGCCTGCGGGATAACCACGGCATTGATGCCACGCGTCTGCGGTTTGATCCGATCGGGGAGTATCAAAAAATGCTGGCGGATGTGGAAGGTCGCCACCCAAAAGAATGAATGAAATCGCGCTGGCCGTCGCAACTGGTTGCGTCGGTTAGCGTGATTCTGCGGGTGCGGGCGGCAAAGAGCCCGCTCAGTCATGAAGATATCAATATGATATCTTTGCCTTGCTTTTGTGATATCAATCTGATATCTTTCTTATGTGCCTACTATCAGGCATCCCTAACCTAGGAGTGAATAATGTTCAACCGTAACCCAGCTCATTCGGTGTTCCGAAGACAACTTTAAGAATAAGAGAGGTCTATTACACAAGTAACTAACTGGAGTATCAAAAATGACAGTACACGTCGTTAAAAAAACCGGCGATTTCGTTCTTCGATTAAGAGAGAAGGATACGCCGAACGCTATCAGCGGCTATACGCTGGATGCGCTGATGACGCTGACAGGGATGACAAAAACCGAACTGGCCCATTTGGCATTACGTAAACTGGCTGATGCTTTTCTGCCACATTACGAAAAAGATGACGGGCCGCTGACAACAGCTCAAATCCAAACTATTCGTGAGCTTTCTACCGCGAGCGATATACCGGAGGAGCGATTTACTAAAAGTCTCTTGTAAGGAGAACAAATGGCAACCAATACAAAAAACTATACCCCCCTCCCTGAGCCAGGCGATATCGTTTGGTGTTACTTTCCTCAGGTTCCAGGGGAACCTGGCCCAAAACCTCGCCCTTCACTGGTTGTGAAGGTAGCAGAAGAAGATAATGCAGTAATGGTTGTCTACGGAACAAGTCAGAAAACTGACAGAATTTACGGTACTGAGTTTGTTATCAGAACTGTTGATGCTGGGTTTGCTATCTCTGGACTTGCGCACGACACTAAATTTGATATGAGTACGCTCATAAAACTCCCCTATAACAGTGACTGGTTCAATCTTGCGCCCATGAAAAGTGGCGAAGCACCAACGTCACCAGTTATGGGCGCTTTACATCCTGCCTACATCCCAGCATTGAAGTTAGCCCATCAAAAAGTTAACAAGGCTGCGTAAAAATATCTCATGATTGAAAACCCGCTTTTGGCTAAGAACTAAAATTTAGCTGATGCGGGTTTTTGTTTTTATGCCGTCTGGCCGTTGAGCAGGTCCAGCGCGAACTGACGTTCTTCCGGCTTGAGCCGGTCAATCAGAAATTTAACCAGCTTGTTTCCGGTCAGCCCGCTGGGGCTGAGGGTATGAGAAAACTGAGCGTTAAAAACAAAGGTGTGGCCGCATTCAACTTCCGTGCAGGCGCAGTATAAATCAGCCAGTTTTTTGTCTTTCCAGTCAGATTTACGAATGATGGCCGGTGAGCCGCATTCAGGACATTTAATTTTAAAAACTCGCATGTTCACCATCCCGCACGCCATTGCTAACAATGGGGATGATTTTAACTTAACTGCGCTCATTTTTCGCCCTTTTCGGCGGTAATTGCCGGGATATCTACATCAAAAACCAGGTGCAAATGTGCGGGGATCTCCGGGTCATTGTTGACGCCGTTCATTAGCTTGCGCTGCAGTGGGATAACTTCATCCTTGCGATAGGTTGTGCGGGCGGTTTCCGGGTTGCCCATTACCGCGCCGTTGGTCGGGATGATACCCGCCAGGCCAGCGGGGAAACGGTGGGCGGTAAAGATGTCCTGTGCGGTGATCCCTTTGATGTTGGCAAATTCATCCTTTGCGCTGACCTCGCCCACTGGCATGATTTTAACCCCTTCCGGGTCGCCCTTCGGGATGTTGATAAACATATTGCGGAAGTTACCCAGCCCTTTGGACTGGGCGATCTTGTCTTTGATTTCGTTTTCCATTTCCAGCGTGAGATTGGGATCGCTGGTATAGAGGATAAAGCCCATGTGCGCCCCGTTGTTGTAGTAACGGCGCCGGAATATGGTTGCCTCACTGTTGAGTAACACCGAATGGATGCCGCCGATATAGTCAGGCAGGCCGTAAACCTGCTGGCGCGGGTCGTACATTTTAAAAAAGACGATGTCTTCCGGGTCATAGATAAGCGCCGGCCCTTCCTGCAGTACAGCAAAAGAGCCGTCTTTCCGGCAGCGCAGATACAGCGACGGCAGCGGCAGCAGGTCGATCACCTCCCCGAACATATTACGAATTTTCAGGATAGCGACGTCACCAAACAGCAGGTAATCAAAGACGGCCTGTTCGACCTGGTCAGGCGTCAGGCCGCCGCCGATATAGCCACCGGCCACCATATTGCGCCGCGCATACAGTACCCCGCCGTGCTGGCCGTTAAGGTTCGGCAGCTGGGCCAGCGCCAGGCGATCAATCGGGAGTCGCCAGTGGTCATACTCATTGTCATACCAGATATTGTGATAATCCGTGCCGGTCGTCAGGATGGGTTCTGGTTCGCCAAAGGTGATCACGCTTCCGCGCCCTGGCGTGAAGGTTTCAACCTTGTTGCCGGTCATGGACCTGAATTTTTTATTATTACGCTGTTTCTTTGTCATGCTGCATTCCCAAAGTGCCAGCCCGATGGGCGGTCATATTCGTGATCAATAGGTTCGTTAATTACGGCGTGCGAGATAGCGAAGAAAACATCTGCGTGGCCGGTCGCGTCCGAGCGTTCGGCAACAAACGTTAGCGCGTTGCCGCTGTTGGTTGTGGTGCGCCGGATAGCCATAAAACTGGCCGGTATTTCGACGCGCTCTTTGTTCGTTTCGTCTACGGCATCTTTTGCCCATTCGATGCGCTTGCGTTCGACGACGTCGATCATCTTCATGACCAGGCGGTTTTTACTTTCGACGCTGTAAAGAATGGGCGTGGCTTCGCGCGGTGCAAACTTACTGACCAGGTCATAAACGCCTTTACCAATGCCGGTTGTATCGATCCCGATGTAGGTAATGTTAAAGCGTCGCATAAGCTGCTTAATCTGGTCAGCCTGCCAGCTAAAGTTAAAGCCCTGCCATTGCCAGACGGCCAGCACGCGGAAGCGCTCGCCGTCCTCGATTGGGGGCGCGATTAACACAAAGGTGGAGTTGTCGCCGGAGCGGGACGGGTCAAAACCTGCCCATACTTCGCGATTGCCAAAGGGCCGCGCAGCGGTCAGATCAAAGTCGCCCCATGTGGCCCGGTCCACTTCGCAGCCGACAAGCGCGGAGAACTTGAACACCGCGTCCTTACTGTCAACAAACTGGCACATGTAGAGCATGGCAAACGCGGTCGGGCTGTATTTGTTGCGCAGCCGTTCAATATCGACAAGCGCCCCGAGGCCGCCTTTGATAGCGTCTTCCATCGTGATGATGTAGCGCCAGATCTGGTCCGGGCAGAGAATGCCCTGGCGCATTTCGTCTTCTTTCGGGAACGTCACACCTTTGCGTTTCGGGTCGTCCCCGCGCCAGGCTTCGCCAGTCCAGACCGGGTAAGCCTGGTGTGTTTTCGCGCTGGGCGTCGAAAAGTAGGTCGTCCGGTATTTGTTATGTGTCGCCATTGCGCTGGCAACTTCGTGCAGGCGCGTGAATTTCGGGATCCAGAAAACCTCATCGCCATACAGGTGGCCGTTAAAGCCCTGCGCGGTGCTGGCGTTCGTGGATAAAAAGCGCAGTATTGCGCCGTTACTGAGGCGGATATTTTTACCCGTCAGTGTAACGCCGAAATGGTTCTGGGCGATCTGGACGATGTATTCGCGGAAGATTTCTGACTGGGCGCGGCTTGCAGAGAAAAAGACCTGGTTATCACCGGTAATGACGGCATCTTCGAATGCCTCCCAGGCGAAATAATAGGTCATGCCGACCTGTCGGCTTTTCAGAATGAAGCGCCAGTCTTCGCCTTTATGTTCGCGGCAGTGCAGCTGGTACTCGAAGAGATGCTCCCGCGCCCAGGTGTCGAGCATTTCAGGTGTAATGCCGGAAACGTCGTTTTTCTTATACCGGCGCTTTCTTTCCCCTGGTTCCCCGCCTGCGCTGCTGAGGCAGTACCCTTCACCATCATAAGCCGCTTTCTGGGCCTGAATTTCTGCCAGCTTTTCGGCGTGCTTGTTGCGCTGCGCCATGAGCTTCACATGGTGAGCAATCAGTTCGCGCAGCTCCTCCAGTTCCAGTGCGGTTTTTTTCTCGCGGCGGGAGAGCTGGTCGATACGGCGGGTGATGACATTTTCCACCGATTCAACAGGCAGCAGTGATGCCCACTTCCCGGCGTCAGCCCAGTGGTAAATTGTACGCGGTGGAATATTCAGTTCCTGCGCGATATCTTTCGGCGACCAGCTTTTAATATAAAGCGTGCGGGCCGCTTCTTTTAATTCATCGGAATATTTAGCCATGCGGCTATTATGGCGGGATTATTTTGCGGAACTGATAATTAAATATCGTTAAAAAGTGGCTAACTATTTATAACCGAACGCATAAGAAATAAAGCGGTCGCGCTGTTTTAATCAATTCGCAATACTGACCACACAAACGAATCATTGTTATTTAATTTCATTATTAAAGGTCAGTTATGCCGCAACCTAATTTACGAACGGACTGGATTTGTATTGCCACGTCCGGTAAGGCAGTGGACGGTCGCACTATTGAGCCGCAATGGTTGATCGATGCGGCAGAAACCTACACCCGCAAAACCTACACCGCCATGATTTGGCCGCATCACCCAGAATACGACATTGGAGAACGTGCCTTTACTTACAATCTGGGGGAAGTGGACGCGCTCAAAGTAGAGACTGAAGGTGATGTCACTAAACTCTATGCACAGCTTATTCCGAATGAATTTTTATTAGATGCCAATCGTATGGGGCAAAAGCTTTTCACATCTGCGGAATTTGTTTCTGATTTTGGGGGCAGCGGTCGTGAATATCTTTTCGGGCTGGCTGTGACAGATATTCCCGCGAGTCTTGGAACAGAAAAAATTAAATTCGTATTAGCTGGAGAAGAAAAGGACGCCGAACGCGGAAACCTTGAAACATTCAGTCTGGGTGATTTGCATAAAGATAAGCCGGGGTTTTGGACGCGCTTATTTACTACCGGTAAAAATTTTACACCAACACCAGAACCAAACACTGATAAGCCCACCGAGGGCGACGGAGAAAAAATGGAAGAGTTAAAAGCCCTCATCCAGCAATTACTGGATTTAGTTAAAAGCGGTAAAGACGCTGCAACGGGTGACGCTGACACGGTCGATACACCGGAACAGGCCGCCGACGAAGTGGCCGTCATTGCTGACGAAATCGCAGACGCTGCCGCCGAAGTGGCAGATCTGGCGGAGGAAGTTGCAGAGAACCCGGAAGACGAAGTCAAAGCGGAAGAATTCAGCGTCGCCAAAGCCAACCTGGCTAAAGCGATGAAAAAATTCAGCGCCGCTCCGGCGCGTCGTCAGCGTACCCGCAGTCGCCGCCGTGAGCTTTCCGCAGGCCGTCAAGCCGGTAACCCGCTGAACGACCTGTCCGAACAACTGACCACCGTCATGACCAAGTTGTCAGCGATGGAAAGTAACGGAACGCGTCGTCCTGGCAATGCGCCTGCGGGCGACAAAAAACCGCGTGAATTAGTTTAAGCGCCTGTTTTAAGGAAAATAAAATGCATCATACGCAACAACTATCTGCCCAGGCCGAGGGAATGCTGCAAAGTTTTACCGCAGCCCTGGCTAAATCTTATGGCGTGCGCGACACCTCAAAGATGTTTGCTATCACGCCGCCGAAAGAAACCATGCTGCGCCAGGCGCTGCTGGAGTCTTCCGAATTCCTGCGCCTGGTCAATGTGAAAGACGTCCAGCAGACCACCGGCCAGGTTATCAGTACCGGCAAGCCAGGTATTTATACCGGGCGTACAAAAGGCGGCCGTTTTTCCCGATCCTTGGGCGTCAGCGGTAATACTTACGCTCTCGCGGAAACGGATTCCGGTTCATTCCTGGACTATGACACCCTGACCAACTGGGCAAACTCCGGCAGTGAAGATGAATTCTTCCAGCTGATTCAGGCATTCAGCAATGAGCAATTTGCGCTGGATATGCTGCGCGTGGCGTTTAACGGCGTGAGTGTTGCCGAGACTACCAAACCAGAAGAAAACCCAAATGGCGAAGACGTTAACATCGGCTGGCACCAGATCGTCAAAACGCGTACGCCTGCCCAAATCATCACCGATACGGTCACGCTGGGCGGTGCTGGTGCGGATTATGTGTCGCTGGATGCGGCAGTCACTGACCTGCTGCATACCTGCATTCTGGAGCATTACCGCAATGACCCGAACCTCTGCGTTTTGATTTCCGGTGACCTGATTGGGAAGGACGCCACAACCATGATGAATATGGTTGACCGTCCAACCGAAAAAGTCGCGGCGCAGCTGATGAACCGCCAGATCGCAGGCAAACAGGTGTACACCCCGCCATTTATGCCAGAGGGTCGCCTCATCATTACCACCCTGAGCAACCTGCATATTTATACGCAGTCGGGAACCCGTAAGCGTAAAGCCGACTGGAGCGACGATCGCAAGCAGTTTGAAAACAACTATTTGCGTATGGAAGGTTACGCCGTCGAGCATGACGAACTGTATGCAGCGTTCGACAAAATCACCCTCGCAGCCGATCCGGTAGCACCGGAGGGAGGCGCGTAAAAATAGCTATGACCCTGTGTCAACGACACCGAGCACGCATGAAAGCCGCAAAGGCGCTGGATAACCGCGAAGCACTGACCGCGTCGCCGGTCAGCTTCCACCTGCAAAAGCTGGAACTGGAAAAAGATGTCGCAATGCTTCGCAGCGTACAGCGCACGGAAGACCGCATCGAACTGAAACGTGATGTCCTTTTGCCGCGCTGGATGCCGACCGTTGAAGCATACCTCGCCGGTGATGCCCGCTTTGCCAATCCGGCCCTGGTTTACTGCGTGATCTGGTTGTTCGATACAGGGGAAATGGGCAAGGCGCTGGACTGGGCTGACGTGGCTATCAGTGAAAGCCAGGCCACGCCGGAGAACTTCAAAAGCAACCTGCCCGCCTTTGTGGCCGACACGGTGCTGGAGTGGTCGATCATGCAGGCGGAAGCCGGTCACAGCATTGAACCCTATTTCAGCCGCACGTTTGAAAACATCCGCGAAAAGTGGCGGTTGCACGAAGACATTAACGCGAAGTGGTTCAAATTCGCCGGTCTTTACCTGCTGCGCGACGAGAAGGGGCAGCCGCGAGCCACTGCCGTGGATGATGTGAACACGCTGGAGCAGGCCGACGCCCTGCTGGCCCAGGCGGCGGCGTACAACAAAAACGCCGGAGTTAAGACCATGCGCGAAAAAATCCGCGCCCGGATTAACGGCCTGACCCAGCTTTAACGACTCCCGCAAGCCGGGACGGGCGCGGGGGAGGCATCAACCATGCGGTTGTTGGCCGTGGAACCCGTTAGCCCGTTTCTATTGCAAAACCGAGGTACGCCAATGAGTGGCCCAAGTTTCAGTGTCAGCGGCAAGCCGGTGACGGTGACGCCAACAGTGATCACCAACGGCGTGGCGTTCTGGCCCGATCTCGATCTGGCGGAGTTTCAGAAGGTGCGCACGTTGCCCGCTGACCTGCCGCCAGAAACCGCAGGCGTGGCCCTGCTGGCCGCTATTGCGGAGGTAAACGACGCGCTGGCCGACGTGGTGACGTACTGGAACGCGAAAGCCTGCGAGCGGGCCGCAGATGTACCGGGTGCAAAGATGGGCGACGAAACCCAGTTAACAGCCCAGTACAAAAAAGCGGTCTACGCCCGCGCAAAGGCCGATTTACTGGGGGAATTCGCCACCATCGGGCGGCGTGAATCGCATCCGGGGCAGGAAAGCCAGGACACCCGCGCCAGCCTGCTGGCCGAGGCGGCCAACGTGATGCGAAACATGCTGCGACAACCACGCGTGGGGGTGCATCTGATATGAGCCAGCTTGAAAGCCTGACGGCGTTTATTACGGCAAATCTGCCGCCTGATGCCATGCAGATGTTTTCCAGCGCGATGGAAGATTGCGAGCTGGCACGCAACGCCAAAGCGATGGGAAACAACCAGCGCCGGATCGGGGTGCTGACTTACACCGCCCGTTTGTCGTGGGATAACTTCCCGTTTCGCAAGTATTCGCCGGGGCTGATTTATGCCCTGGTGCTGGCCTGGGTGGATGAGTTCGCCAACGAGCTGCGCGACGAGCTGAGGCTGGGGGATCCCACCGTGGACCCGGAGTTTGACGACGAAGGGTCATGCATTCTGGATGTGGTTGTCCCGCTGGTTGATCCGCTGGTCCTGCGTGAAGCGGAAAACGGCCCGATCCCCTACAAAGGCAAGCGCTGGGAAATCGTGGACCCCGAAATCTGGGAGGCGTCGCAACTGGAATTTATTGTCCAGCGTGGTGACGCGTCGTGATCCGTGGGGAGCTGAACCAGCAACAGCTAAAGCAAATGCGGGAAACACTGGCAAAGGCTGACCTTCCCCCACGTAAGCGCCAGCGCCTTTTATGGCGTATTGCAAAGCTGGGCATTGTTGCAGCGGCAAAACGTCACCAGCGCCAGCAGGCGGCCGCGGACGGCACACCGTGGGAGCCGCGCAAGCGTGGCAAAGGGAAGATGTTAAAAGGGCTGCCCAGGCTGCTGGCCGTGCGTGAAATGCCGGAGATTCAGGGGGTACGGATTTACCTCAAGGGCGGGAACTACCGGAACGGGACGAAGCCCATTGCGGCGGGTCTGGTCGGTGCGGTCCAGCAGGACGGCGCACGGATCCAGATGAAAGCCAGTAACGCCCCGCGCAAGCCGCAGGCTGACCAGCCCGCGCTACCGCGACAGGCCAAGCGCCTGCGGGCGCTTGGCTACAAAACCCGCAAGGGCAAGCGCTGGGTTAAGCCGTCCAGCAGGCAAATCATGGAAACCATGAGCATGGCCCAGGCGGGATTATTGATTCGAAAACTGAAAGGCACACCATCAAAACGCACATGGACTATTGATATTCCTGGTCGCGTTTTTCTGGGGGTGAGCAACGACGAATTTAACCAAATTATTGCGCGGCAAATGCAGGCAATCGGCTTCGGCTGGGACGTCAACGCGCAGCAAATCAGGGGGTAAAAATGACCTGGCCTACAGTCAACGTCAGTCAGAAAAACCGCTTCAACGGCACAACGAACGACGTCGAGCGCGTCATCCTCTTTGTGGGTTACGGCGACACTAACATCGGGAAAACCCAGTCGCTTAATACCGGCAGCGATCTGGTTAAAGCTCTGGGCGACAAAGACAGCCCGTTAAAAAATATGGTGGCCGCAGCAGCCAATAACGCCGGTCAGAACTGGTTTGCTTACGTGCATGTGCTGGCAGAGCCAGACAAGGGAGCCGAGGGCTACAAACCAGACGAAGACTGGATGAACGCGGTCAAACAGGCCCAGAGCGTGGCATCCGTGGAAGGGGTTGTCCTGGCATTTGATACCGCCGACGCAGCCACCATTAACCGCGCAACGGAAATGCGCGTCACCTTACAGGCCAGTTTTGGGCGTTTTATCTGGTTTGCCCTTGCTGTGGGCGGGCCGGAAAAGGACGAAGCGTGGAGCGACTATGTGACGCGCCTGGCTGAACTCCAGGACGGTATTGCATCGCCTGGAGTGCAACTGGTCCCGCGTCTGTGGGGTAACGAACCCGGCGTCCTGGTCGGTCGCCTGTGTAACCGTTCGGTGACGGTGGCAGACAGCCCCGCCCGCGTCGCAACCGGCGCAGTCACCGCGCTGGGGAGCGACGGCCTGCCGGTCGACGGGACGGGGGCCGAAATTGATCTGGCCGTGTTGCAGTCCTTGCAGGCGAACCGCTACAGCGTGCCGATGTGGTATCACGATTATGACGGCATCTACTGGGCTGACGGTCGCACCCTGGACGTTGAAGGCGGTGATTATCAGGTGATTGAAAACGTGCGCGTGGTTGATAAAGCCTCCCGCCGCGTCCGTCTGCGTGCAATCCCAAAAATTGCCGATCGTTCACTGAACAGCACACCGGGCAGCATCGCCGCGCATGAAACCTATTTCGGCAAGCCGCTGCGCGAAATGGCGATTTCAACCCAGATCAATGGCGTCGAATTTCCGGGCGAAGTGAAGCCACCAAAGGACGGCGACATCACCATCACCTGGACCAGTAGCGAAGCGGTGCAGATTTACCTTGTGGTTCGACCGTATGAGAGCGCGAAAGAAATCAGCGTCAGCATCGAACTGGACACCTCACTGGAGAGCTAATCAATGACTGAACGTATCAGCGGTGGATCGTTCGATGTGAACTACGACAGCATCATGATTCACGTCGAAAACGCCACCGTCACCATTACGGATAACAGCGCCGTTGCGCAGTCGCGTGGCATCCCGAACGGCCACACGAAAGGGTCAGTTTCAGCGGATGTGGAAGTCGAAGTCGACTCCCTGAACTTTAAAAAGTTTACCGCCGTGGCCCGTGCCGCAGGTTCCTGGCGATCCATTCCGGCAAAGGACTTTTTGTTCTACGCCAACGCCGGGGACGACGAAGAAAAAATCGAGGTGTTTGGCTGCGTTCCGACGCTGTCCGACATCGTCAACATCAACCCCAACGAGGCCAGCAAAACCACGAAGAAAATTAAATTCATGGTGACAAGCCCGGACTTTGTCGCGATTGACGGCGTGCCGTACCTGTCAGCCCGCGACACTCGCGATTTGAAAGGCTGACACGATGATGAACGGAGAAACGTCACTGCTTGAAAAGCTGTTGCTTATCGGGGCCGTGATTGGCCTGGGGCAACTGATGGTCAGCAATGAGCGAATCACAACCCGCCTGCTGGTCGGGCGGATGATTCTGGGATCTGCGGTCGCACCGCTGGCCGCAATCCCGCTGCTGAAATTCCCCGATATGCCGGAACTGGTCGTCATTGGGCTGGCCTGCGCCCTGGGCATTCTGGGAAGCGCGTTTATTGAGGCCGGGTTAAAGCGCTGCCTGGATATGTATATCAAGCGATGGGGGAGCAAGCGCAATGAAACTGAGTGAAAAACAGCAACTTTTCACGGTGATGATCGCCAACCTGATTCATTTTGCCGAAGAAAAGGGTTATCGGCTGACGTTTGGCGAAGCGTACCGCACGCCGGAACAGGCCGCGCTTAACGCAAAAAAAGGGAGCGGCATTACTAACAGCCTGCATAACCAGCGCCTGGCGGTGGATTTTAACCTGTTTATTAACGGCGATTACCAGACCGACAGCGCCGCATATCGCCCACTGGGCGAATACTGGGAATCTATCGGCGGATCGTGGGGTGGCCGTTTCAGTAAGCCGGACGGGAACCATTTCAGTCTTGAGCATAACGGGGTTCGCTGATGCGCAATTTGCTGGGTCTTTTGCTGATTCTGGTCGCTGCAATGTCAGCGGGCTGGCAGGCGCATGACTGGCACGACGCAAAGCTGCAACTCGCTGCCAGTGAAGCGGCAGAACAAACACGCCAGATTGTCGTTGAAGTGACGCAACAGTCTGGCGAAGCGCTGGAAGCAAAACTCGCGGGGCTAAAAGCCAATGAAAGGCACACGGAACGGGTTATTCGCACAGAAATCATTAAGCCGGTTTTTAGCAACGTTTGCGCTTCTGATGATTACGTCCGGTTGTTCAACGAAAGTGCAGATCAAGCCGAACGAGAATTATCAGGAAAACCAGCTGACACTTTGCCCGGTCACGCTGCCACGTCTGGCCGGACCGACCGGAAATGACTTTGACGCGGCGCTGACAGCCTACCGGCAGATGTATACCGACTGCGCCGCCCGACATAACGCCTTGGTGGGCATCATTCGACAACGTAAGGAATTAGCACAATGAGTAAACCGAAAAAAATCGCCATGACCGTGGCGGGCGTAAATCTGAGCTTTGAGCCGAATAAAACCGCGTTTAACAACCTGCTTAACGAAATGACCATGACCAATAAGGTTGCCCCTATGGTGACGTATCTGGGCCGCATTGTTGATGCCGAGTGTAAAGAGTCGCTCAACAAGCTGATGGAAGATTATCCGGGTTGCGAAATGCAGATCGTCGAGAAGGTTAACGAGATTTACTCCCCCAAACTTGAGATCGAAGTAAAAAACTGACGGCGCGGGTGGCGGCCATTCGCAAGAATGCGCTTGAGCAATACCTTGCCCTGCGCCGCTACTACCTCCCGCACGAAGCCGACGACGAAGAAAGCATCGCCCGCGCCCTGTGGCTGGACGAGTATTTTGCCCAGACCCGCGCCAGCAAGACGGCGGAAGGGATAGCCATCGCATTTAACGGAAACTGATATGAGCCACCTGGATTTTACCCTGAGCCTGATCGATAAGCTGACGCGGCCATTAAAAACGGCCCAGTCTTCGCTGTCCGGCTTTGCTGAAAAATCGCAGGCATCTTTTACAAAAATCGGGATCGGTGCGGCGGCTGTCTGGGGCGTGGCGCAGTCCATCGCGGGCGTGGTGGGTCCGGCATATGAGATGAACGCCGCACTTGCAGAAGTGGGTTCCAAAGGCGTGGCAGAGGACGCGCTGAAGCGTCTGTCCGGCGAAGCTATGCGATTCAGTATGCGCTACGGCAAAGGGGCCGTTGATGTGGTCCGGTCAAGCTACGCGATGAAAGGTGCAATGGCGGGCCTGTCCGATCTGGACCTGCCCCGCGTCACCATCGCGGCCAATACCCTTGCGGCAGGCGTCAAGGCCAGCGGCGAAGAGGCAGGCGAATACATCGGCGCGATGGCGTCACGTTTCAACGCGGAGTTGTCCAGTCTGGGCCATGTGCGTTTTGCCGAAGAGCTGGCAGGGAAAACCGCGTACATGGTGCAAAACTTCGGCGTGAAAATGCAGACCATGCAGGAGCTTATCGAGGGGACGAAAAGTGCCGGTGCTGACTTTGGCGTCAGCCTGGATGAACAGTTCGCCGTCCTGGGTACGCTTTCGCGCACGCTGGGTACTGAGGCCAGCGGGATCTACGAGCAGTTTTTACGCAGCGCCCCGGCTGCCGCTGAAAAGCTGGGTATGAGCTTTGTCGATGCCACCGGCAAAATGCTGCCGATGGGCGACATTCTGCAAAAACTCCAGAGTAAATACGGGCAGAGCATTGAAGGGAACGTCAAGGCACAACAGGCGCTGGACGCCGCGTTCGGTGGCGGTGCTGACGTTATCAAAAAGCTGTACGGCCAGCAGGATAAATTAAATCGCAGTATCACCGAGCTGGGCCGAAACGACGGGATGAAACGCGCCCAGGAAATGGCCGCACGAATGGCCGAGCCGTGGGAGCGTATCAAAGCGACATTCTTTGCCATTCGCGTGGCGATTGGTAACACGCTGATCCCTATTCTGTCACCGCTGATGAACCGTATTGCCGACGTGGGGACAAAATTTGCCCGCTGGCTGGATATGTTCCCGAATATTGCCCGCTGGCTGGGTTACATCACCCTGGGCGTGCTGTCCTTCGGGCTGGCCGGGGCGGCGGTCAATATCGTGATGGGGGGCTTTGGCTTCACCATGATGGGGCTGGCCGCAATCGCAAAAGTGCTGGGCGGTGCATGGAAACTCCTGTTATGGACGCTCAACCTGTTGCGTCCGTCCCTGCTGACGACGCGCATCGGTCTGGCCGCATTATGGATCCAGTCAAAATTGCTGGCGCTGTGGACGGGCGTCTGTCGCATCGCGCTTGCTGCATGGAATATCGCGTTAAAGGCCGGGGCCATTGCCATGCGGGTTTACGGTGCGGCGACCATGTTTGCCGGGGCTGCAATGCAATTCCTGATGAGTCCGATCACCCTGATTATTGCCGGACTGGCGCTTCTGGCTGTGGGGGTCTGGTATGTCGTCACCCACTGGGAAGAACTGGCGGCAGCGATCATGGATACGGCGGCTTTTGCCTGGGTGATGTCAGTCGCTGAACAGGTGGGCCAGGTGTTTGCGCAGGTCTGGCAATCCATTACTGACGGCTGGGCCGTGGTGGTTGATTTCTTTGCCGGTCTTTCCCCGCTCGCCACCTTTGAAGGGTTCGCACAGACCATCGGCGGGGTATTCAGCAAACTTTTCGACGTCCTCAAAAATACCTTTGCATCTACCTATAACTGGATTGTTGAGAAGTTAAACAAGATCCCCGGCGTCAACATCGACCTGAAAACCGTTTCGCCACCGGCAAACGCGGTCGTTCCTGACAGTGCTGCAGGTTCGTCGAAGCTGAACAGCCCGTCCGTGCTGACGGGGAACCGAATTAATGCAGACATCCCACGCGGCGGCCTGATGAGTCAGGTTAAAACCGACAGCAAAACCGCTGTGGATAACCGTAAATCGTGGGGCGACACCTACATCAACGCCCCCAATGGAATCACCCCGGCCCAGCTGGCTGAATGGCAGGAGCTTAACGCAGGATGAGTACCGAACCGTTATACATCGACCTTTTGATCACTGACGGCGATTTCACGCTGGACAGCGGCAACGAGCCGCGCCGTTGCGATAACCGCGACAGCATCACCCAGGACATTATTCACAGCATTCTGGAAAGCGGTATCACCACCCGCCTGATCGGTGAGCGCAGCCCGACAATGCGCGGTGACGTGCTGACGCAACTGTCCTTACTGGTGGAAAGCGACGAACGTCTGGTCCCCGGCACCATATTGATCACCGAAGAAACCCTTTCGCGGTTGTATGTCACGGCGGAAACCTACGATTTCGGCCCTGTCGGTACAGAGGTTAACTATGACTGAGAAACCCGACATTGATTTTGAAAAAGTGCTGAATGACAGCGGGATGCCCGCGACAGAGGCCGAAATTACGGCGGCATTTAAAGCCACCGTGCAGGCGGAAGGGTTCGTCACAAATACGTCAAGAATGTCACCTTTCTGGCGGCTGATTTCGAAGATTGTCACCACGCCGGTGTTATGGCTGCGGGCGGCGCTGATCGATGTGGTTCTGCGCAATATGTTTGTTGCGACGGCCAGCGGTCCCATGCTGCGCCTGCTGGCCTGGGCGGTCCATATCGTGCCTAAACCGGCCAGCGCTGCCGCTGGCGTGCTGCGGTTCTACAAGCTGAACGCGGCGGATGTGGTCGTCGTGCCAGCCGGAACACTGGTGCAAACCGAGCGTATTAACGGCGTGGTTTACGTGCTGGCCGTGAATGAAGACGTGACGCTGCCTGCCGGGGTTGAAAGCGGGCTGGTTCCCGTCACGGCGACCGGCACCGGTAGCGGCTATAACCTTGCGCCCGGCTATTACCGGATCTTACCTGTTGCGGTGGCCGGGATTGCCAGCGCGGTAAACGAGGACGAATGGCTGATTACGCCAGGGGCTAACGAGGAAAGCGACGACGAGCTGCGCGACCGGACCCGCAACCAGTTTAATCTGGTAGGTAATTACCACTCTGATGCTATTTACCGCAGCATGATTGCCAGCGTGCTGGGCCTGAGCGTTGATCGCATTTACTTTTTGCACGATGCCCCGCGTGGGCCGGGTACGGCAAATGCTTACCTGTTGCTGGACAGTGGCGAAATATCACAGCCCTTTATTGATGCGGTTAACGACTATGTGAATACCCAGGGCCACCACGGACACGGTGATGACCTGCAGTGTTATGCCATGCCGGAAACCAGCCACACCCTGGCGGTAACGGTCTACGTCAAAAGCGTGGAAAACATGGAAGCGGAAGGCCTGAACGCGTTAAAAACCGGTATTACTGACCTGATTCGTTGCGCGTTTCGCGAGAACGCCAATTACGACGTTAAAAAGACGCAGCCCTATTCGCGCTATTCCTTTTCGAATCTGGGCCGCGAGATCCACAAGGCTTTTCCGGTTGTCGATTCACTGCATTTTTCACTGACGGATATTGTCAGCGAACTGTCGGTCCCGCGCCTGTCAGGGTTAACGGTGGAGGTTGAAAATGACTGAGTTTTCAACCTTGCTTGCCGGTCTGAAATTGCCGTCGTGGCTGAACAAAGGCGACCCCGCCAGGCTGTTGCGTGGCTGCGTGAAATTCTGGTCGCAGGTGTACGGGTGGATTACCTGGCCGTTAAAGCAGTTTGACCCACTGGTCTGCCCCGAACCGCTGTTAAACCTGATTGCCTGGGAACGCGACATCGTTCGGTTTAAGGGGGAGCCGCTCGACATTTTCCGCAAACGGGTGAGTTACGCATTTATCAATGCGCAGCAGGCCGGAGAGGTGGCGGGCTTTATTGCCATTTTTGAGCGACTGGGGATTGGTTACGTTGAATTACTGGAACGACAGGACGGACTCGACTGGGACGTTATTGTCGTTCGTGTGACAAATAACCAGATTGCGGAAAATGGCGATCTCCTGCTGGAAATAATCCGCAAATACGGGCGCACATGCCGCCGCTACCAGTTTGAAGTGATTACCGCCCTGCCACTGAATATCAATATTGGCTGGTATCAGGGTGAATATATTTGCTGGCCTGCCACCCTGGGCGATGTGAATAACCAGCCCGAAGCAACGTACAGCGCAAGTTTGAAGTAGAGGAAAGACCTATGTCACAGGCCGTTATTACAAAAGCATTTACAGAGTGGAAAGCCAGGCAGGCTATTAATAATCAGCCCGTCGCGCTGGATGAATTTATTTTCGCGTATATTCCGGGGCTGGATGCTGATAAGCCGATTGATAATACCGAGACAGCACCCGCAGCGGATAAAATTGTTTATCGTCAGGTGGTGAGTAAATCCGGTGTTGTGAATGAAAACTCTGTCGTTTATTCCGTCACGATGGGGGCAGATGTGGGTGATTTTGATTTCAACTGGATCGGTCTGGCAAATAAAGCCACCGGTACACTGGCGATGATTATTCATGCCCCGACCCAGCGTAAAATCAAAAATGCGAACGGCCAGCAGGGAAACGTTCTGGTCCGTTCCATGCTGATGGAATACAGCGGAGCCAGGGAAGCAACGGAAATTACCACCCCGGCAGAGACATGGCAGATTGATTTTACTGCCCGTCTGGCGGCAATGGATGAACGCCAGCGCCGCGAAAATATCGATCTGTATGGTGCGGCGTCGTTCTTTGATGCGGGTTATCTGGTCGCGAAAACAGGCACCCAGTATTTTGTCACTAAAGGTACTGGATACCTTGCCGGTCTGCGTTCAGTGTTGGCCGCAAACCAGAATATTACCGTGTCAACAAAGCCGGTTAAGGTCTGGCTGGATGTGGCGTGGATGGGAACGCTTACGAGCATTTGGGCGGTACAAAGCAAAATCACGGTTGCCGCCGACCTTAAAGATTACGTGCAGAATGGTGAGCAACATTTCGTGTTTGCCCTTGCGAGTATCGACGCAAACGGCGTCATTACCGATCTTCGTCCAAAAGGTACGCTGAACGAGCAACAGGCCAGTGATGCGCTGAAAAAACACGAACAATCATGCAACCACCCGGACGCCACCACAACCGCAAAGGGATTCACGCAATTAAGCAGCGCCACGGATAGCGATTCTGAAGAAGTAGCGGCAACGCCGAAAGCGGTTAAGGCAACCTATGACCTGGCGAAAGGTAAATACACCGCGCAGGACGCTACGACAGCGCAGAAAGGGATTATTCAACTGAGCAGCGCCACCGACAGCGAGTCGGAAGCCGTCGCCGCGACGCCGAAAGCAGTTAAGGCGGCTAACGATAATGCTAATAGTCGCGTGCCCTCAACACGAACGGTTAACGGTCGAGCGCTATCGAGTAATATCGATCTTTTCCCGTCTGATATTTTTCGGTTGGCCGAAGGGATTGGTAATGCAGCAAATCTGAACAACTACACCACGCCAGGGCTTTATTACCAGCCCGCGAACGCGCAGGCGCAAACCGGGACGAATTACCCGGAGGCGATCGCGGGTTCTCTTGAAGTCCTTAAGCATGCCGGAATCACGCAAATTTATCGCGTGTACAACAATTCCCGCAGTTATGCCCGAACGCTTTATGGTGGCACCTGGTCTGCATGGACAAAAGCCTATGATGTGGCGAACAAGCCCACCCCGGCAGAGATTGGCGCTCTTGCGTCAAATGGTAATGCGGTTTCAGCGTCACAATTGCAAACCGCCCGCACCATCAACGGCGTGGCATTTAACGGTACAGCAAACATCACCATTTCGGCGGGGTCGATTGGGTCGTATACAAAAGCCGAGAGCGACGCACGCTATAACCTGAAAAATACGGCCAGCCTGGGGCAAAACGGCTGGGAGCGCGACGGAACAACAGGAAGGATCCGTCAGTGGGGTTACACGAACCAGACGTCCGGTTATCAAAATATTACGTTCCCGATCGCATTCCCGAATGCGTGCCGGAATATTCAGGTCACGCCTTTTACCTCGAATGTGGCCGGGACGCTCGAATGTTCGGTGTCGCAATATTCCAATACGACGGCAAGGCTTAACGCAAACCAGGGCTTTCCTTTGTTCTGGCTGGCAACGGGATATTAAAAAATGGATGAGCAATATTATTACAGTGCTTCCATGAATGGATTTTTCTTCCTTTCGTTGAAGCCAGATTATGAAAAATCGGAACTGGGCTGGCCTGCTGACGCCTTGTTGATTTCTGAGCGCTGGTATCAGTATCTGATTGATAAGAGTTCAGGGCGTATCATCATCCCAAATGAATATGGTCAGCCGGTCCTTTCTGACCCCCTGCCGCTTTCTGAAGAAGAATCAATCGTAAGGGCTGAGACGCAAAAATCTGCCCTGATGGCTGCGGCCAGCAATATCCTGGCACCTTTGCAGGATGCCGTTGATCTGGGTAAAGCGACGGACGCAGAAAAAGCGCTTTTTACTGCCTGGCGTGAATACAGGGTATCGCTGATGCGCATTGATACCGACTCAGCGACAGATATTGTCTGGCCGGAGCAACCTGCCGATGTGGCGTGATTCAATTATAAGGATTGCCGATGATATGTCGGCATTATCCTGTTCAATCATTCCGGCCCATCCGTGGGTGTATGGGCTGGGTCAGTCCACGGATTCAGGCGCTTATCTTAGTCCGGCCAATGCGATGGGATATCTTGCTAAAAAGCTGTTATCCGGTGGCGGTAGCGGCGATGTCATCGTCATGATGGTAGCGGAGAATACCCACGACGCATTTATGCAGGGGCTGAATAAACTGTCCACCGTATTTCCTGCCCCCGTTTTTACGCAGGTAAGCCGCATGGCGGCAGCCGCCGCAGAACTCAGCACGGTAAAAATGCAGTTGCCGGTTAAAGCCGATGTATTGCCAGCCAGTGCGCCGTTATCAGTCTCAACCAACCGGCTGGCGCTGAATGCCCAGCGTGTTGCCGCCGCGCAGCTGGCCGCCGCAGTCAGTACCACCACAACAGATCTAAAAAACCAGGTGACGGGATTTATTCAGGAACGGGCCGGTTTGCTGTCCTCACTCAGCCAGGGACTGGACGACCTGAAAGCCGCCAGTGCGAATATTTTTTCATTCAGTTACAGCGGGAGTTATGCCGTTGCTGCCGCTGAATTGCTGAAAGGCATCCCGCAAACAACGGCAGTGCATACCGCCGCGATGATGTTTATCGGGGATTCGTTATCTGACTTAGGGAGGATGCTACATGAGCCAGACCGCATTACTCGCGCTTGATGGTGAAGGGATCGCCATGCAGAACATGCTGGTTTCACCTTCCATGCAGTTTCAGGAGAAGGACCAGTCGGGCCAGACATCGAGCACGGCCAATGCTGAACAGGGTATCAAGGCCAAAGAGCTGCGCGTGTCGGGTCTGGTGACATTCGACGATGAAGCCGTTTTACAGCGGCTTTTCCAGCTGGCATCCGCAACCGAAGCCAGCGGAGCACTGAAAAAGTACCGTGTTGCCAATGCGACGGCAACGGCCATCAACCTTCGTGAAGCCACGTTCACCGGTCAGATTGATGCCGTACCGCAGGAGGATCACCTTGCCTGGCAGGTAAGTTTCACCCTGCGTGAAAAAGGCAGCGTCCCGGAAAAACGACAGGCCAGAAAAGGCAACGCGACGGCCACCACCAGGCAAACAGGGGCAAAGGGCGCGGGTCCGGCCGCCGGTGCTGATGAACCAGCCGACAAAATGAGCTGGTTTGAAGAAAAGGTCTTAAAGCCGGTCAACGATGCGCTGGGGTAATTAAACGATGAAACCAATTAAACGCCTGTACCTTTCCTCTGATCCGGTCCATCTGATTGACTGCAATATCGTGCTGGAGCTGAACGCGTGCGGTCGGGGGTTTATTACGGCGGGGACAGAGACAGATTACACCGGCAAAATGGTGCGTATCGATGTTGGTTATGATGGTCTGGTCCTGCGCTGGTTTACCGGGTACGTCGAACGGTCACAGCCTGCTGATAATGGAACATGCCGGTTGTTCGTGCGTGAGCTGGTCGGCATCTTTGATAAATTGTGGCCGTGTTCTTTCCAGCATCCAACGTTGCGCCAGATTACTGACTGGATAAGTGAGCAAAGCGGGCTGACCGTCACAACGCCGGTCGGCGCTGCTTATGCAGATAAACCGATCCCCCACTTTACGCACAGCGGCACGGGCTACCAGCTTTTTGCCAGTCTGGGCCGAGCATTTTCAGTGACGGATTATCTTTGGTATCAGCTGCCGGACGGGGATGTCTTCGTCGGTGCTGCTGAGCACAGTCTTTTTGCGGGTAAACCAGTAGAGATCCCGCACGAATTTAGCCAGGCATCGGCAGGCGGCAATTCAATGGTTGTGCCGATGATTCAGAGCCTGCGCCCGGGTGCTGAGGTGAACGGCCAGCGGTTAAACCAGGTCCGGCTAAATAACGACGACATGACAATCACCTGGCAGCCACGCAACAAAGCCAACGGCCAGCCATTGCAAAAATCACCCATTCAGCGGCAGATTGAAAACGCATTCCCGGAGCTGGCAAGCGGCCTGCATCTTCCAAAATTCGCCAGGGTGGAAGCGCCAAGCGAGGATGTTTCAGGGGGTAATATTGCCGATCCATTCCGCCCGCGCTATGCCGTGGATCTCCAGCTGCTTGACGAATACGGCAAGCCAGCCGCAAATACGCCGGTTTATTCTGCCGTTCCGCTACCTGTACCAATGGCGGGCAGCGAGTCGGGAATGTTCCAGTTTCCGCCCCCTGGCACGCTGGTTGAAATCGGGTTCACTGAGGGGCGGCAGGATAAGCCCTTCGTGCGCCAGATTATGGCGGAGGGTCATAACCTGCCAGCGGTTAAACCCGGCGAGCAGTTGCAGCAACAGCGCGATGGTGTATCGCAGCGCGTGACGGTTGCCGGAGACTGGGAACGCCAGACGGACCAGACAATCCGCGAAAACTCCATGATGCGCGAAGTCACCACCGACGAAGAGATCCGCAAAGTGGTTGTCCGTGAAACTACGGTCCAGGCAACGGATAAAACAACCGTGCTTGGCACGGCCACTCTTCTGGCCGGGGCGGTGGTCCATATCAGCGAGGGTGATTACAGTATCGGCACATCCGGCAACCTGACAGTAACCTGCAGCAAGGACAATTCCGTCAGTGTTGGCCGGAACGCAAAACGGGACGTCGCGGGCGATGTTACAGACGACGTGAAAGGGAATGTCACGTCAAACGTCAGCGGCGCACTGACTGAGAAAATCAGCGGTATCCGCCGAAGTGTGGCCCAGGCGCAACAGCTGATTGCCCCGGTGGTAAAACTGGGAAGCGAAGAGATTAACGTCCTGACACTACTCACCGACACCCTGGACGTGGTGAGGGAACTGGCAGAGACTGCCGCGTCACATACTCACCCCAACACAGGGGCCAGCGGGCAGGCTGCGCAGTTCAGCGCAACGGCCACTAAAACCGGTACATTGAAAAGCAAATACGGTCCCCTGATAGCCTGACAAAAACGGCATTACCGCACACCTCACCAGACACCACAGAACGCGCCACAGCAGGCGCAAATATTAAAGGTCGCCACCGTGCGGCCTTTCTTTCGTTTGTTCAACAGCGGCCCACAGCGTAAGCGACAGCAGGCAGACGGAAGCGGATCCAGGACGGAAACGGCGCTACACCGCACCCGCCTGCGCAGTTTGGATCATAAAAATTTTGCAAAAGAAATTTTGTGCAAAGCACCCCGCCAGCCTGCGCCGATGCTGGGCTTTTGCATCCTGCGGGCGTTTGCACTCTGCGCAAAGATTTGCAGCACTTTGCAAAAGTCACCGCGTCGCCAGTCGCTAACCGACTGGATAACATGATGTTTTTAAAAGGATCGTTTTAGTTTCCGTGACGATCACAATGATTCGGTTGTATCCGATGGTTTTCGGGGGCGGATATTGTGAAGCCTTGTGCGGCGCGGGCTGGCGGCTAGTTTGCTTTTATTTGGGCTTTGCAAAATGATGCACGAAGTTTTGATAAAAGGATCTCTAGCTAAGGGGGAGGGAACGTATAAAAACCCCCGCCCTCTGGGTGATATTTTGTTCTATTTATAGAAGTTTACTTACTGAAATCAGTTTGGGAGATTTAATGCCAATCTCACATAATGTTGTATGATGTGCTTCACGCTCAGTTTCCTGATAATAGGTGGCTATCCATTCCGTATTTTTACTAACAATGCTATGTATAAAAGAAAAGTAGGGAACATCTACAGATGATAACGAATGGCCGATGATGATGATTTCGTCTACGTTACTGAGATTTTTAAAAAATTTAGCGCTGTCAGCAATGACTTTTTCAGTATTCTTAAAAGAAGAAGTGAAGTATTTATTAATAGTCTGCTTTCCCATTTCATAAGAGTGATCGTAATTATCAGCCATCCACTGACGCCACTCTTCAAGTTCTTCATCGGTTGCATTTTCGGGCGGGACTGCTTCCTTTTCTTCAAAGTTGATAGGGTCAATACCATGACCTAAAATCAACTGTTGATCTGATGATGCTTTCCCATGAATATATAAAATTTGTCTATCATCAATACTATAATATTTCTGAAGAGTTTCAGTGTAATTAAAACTGATAAAGATAGAATCAGAATCGATACGCAATCTTTTTTTTAAATTAAGTTCGGGGTAGTTAACCTGCAATATAAATGACTTGAATTGTGTTAAAAGTCCCTCGGTTAAATTTTCTAGTATACGTTCCATTTCAATGGATAATGAGTTCCAGTCCCTGTCACGAAAATCGGGGCTGCTAATTTGGGGTAAAAGATAGCTAAACTCTTCGAGCACCGACTCTGTATCCAGACCCGCTAAGCTGTTTTCGAAATCAGACCAAAGAGAATGTTTTGACTTATCAACTGCGGAAAGAGAAGGGGGTAAGTCAGTAAATCCCATAAACTCAACCAAGTGATCGTAAATGTCTCGATCTTTCTTCCGAAGATAATCCCCAAATGAGAAATAGCTCGTGTCAAGTTCGTGATGCAGATCAAACCCATTCCCGATGATGTATAGCTTCAT